AACCACGACACCCTAATCGACCGCCAAAGCTGGCCCGCCCACCAGCATCTATCAGCCCGCACGCTAGACAAAGTCAGCTCAATATTATCCGAAGATTTTGCCGCCTGGCTGTCCACCCACCCGCTTATCCAAGGCCAGATAGGCCGGTGGATGTCAAGCATGAACGATCAAGGCTGGCTACCTGTCAGCCGGGTCTATCAAGACTATATCGCCTCCCCGCAATACGGCAGTCTGGCTGATTACTTAACAGATAGCGAACAGGAATGTTTGACCATAGCGCGCTGGGTCAAGCACTGCAGCGATGCCCATTGGGCAGGGGTTGATGGTTTGTATGACCAGTTTGTTGATTGGGTAGCAAACAAGAAAAGAGATGGCTATGACTACTGAAAAAACGCATTACCGCAAAGCTTTTGACTCACCCTATTTGAGCAGCGCTGACATTGTTGAGCCTACCGTATTAACTATCAGCCATGTCACGCTTGAATTAGATCGCACCAAGAAAACCAAAGATCTATTCAACACGGCTCACTTTGTAGAAAAAGAGTTGCGCCCCGGTGAAAAGCTCAAACCCATGATTTTGAATGCGTCGAACAGTAAAACTATAAAAAGTCTTACTAACTCAGCATTTATCGATGACTGGCAAAACGTACGTGTAACCGTGTATGTCGATCCTAGCGTGCGCTTTGGAAGGGAGCTGGTGGAAGGTTTGCGTATTAGTCCTAAAGCACCCGCAAAACGTACGTTAACTCCCACCATGGCTCAAGCGTGGAAAAACGCGAAGGCTGCTTACAAACGTGACGGCAACTTAGATCAGGTTTTAGTTCACGTAGACATCGCTAGCGAATACCAAACCCAGTTAATCAGTGAGTGCGCAGCATGATTTTCCATGACGTACAGCAAAACACGGATGACTGGTTCGCCTTGCGCCTAGGGAAAGCTACTTGCTCAAACTTTAGCTGCTTTATGGCTAATGACGGGAAAGCTTTCGGTGATCCTGCCAAAAGGTACGCATTACAAATTGCACTGGAATTAGAAACTGGACGTAGATCAGAGTTTAGTTTTAGTAGTGAACACACTGAGCGCGGCCATGAGCAAGAACCGATTGCTCGGATGTTGTATGAGCAATCCAATTTTTGTTCGGTAGATAACGGGGGGTTTTTCGACTGGGCTACATACGGAGACTCACCTGACGGTTTAGTAGGAAAAGACGGCGGCATTGAAATTAAATGCGTAATAGCCCCCACCCACTACGCCACCCTGCTGCGAGGCAGTTTCGATCCGGCTTATAAGTGGCAACTCATTGGGCACTTGGATTGCACGGGCCGTGACTGGTTTGACTTCGTGAGTTACTGCGCTGATTTTTCTGAAGATAGACAGCTTCTTACTTACCGTATCTACGGCGCAGGCGTAGAGCATGAAATTGCCAGGCTAAATGAGCGCAGATCCGAGTTCTTAGAGCTTGTTCAAAAAACACTTAAAACTATTCAATAGGGATCATCATGGCATCAGTAAATAAAGTAATTCTTGTCGGTAATCTGGGCCGTGACCCCGAAGTGCGCCACACAGCGGCTGGGGACACAGTAGCAAATATTTCTATTGCTACCACCAGCAAATACAAAAATAAAACCGGTGAACTGGTAGAGGAAACCGAATGGCACCGCGTCACATTTTTTGGTCGCTTAGCTGAAGTGGTGGGCGAATACCTTAAAAAAGGGCGGCCTGTCTATGTAGAGGGCCGCCTAAAAACCCGCAAGTACACAGATAAAGACGGTGTAGAGAAATACGCGACCGACATTATTGCCAGCGAGATGCAAATGCTAGGCGGACGGGAAAAAGGTGATGATCAAGAGGAGCTTGAGCCAGCCCCAGCCCCTGCCGCTCCCCGTAAACCTACATCACCGCCACGCGCGCCTAATTTTGAGGGTATGGACGATGACATTCCATTTTGATTTTGAGCCGATAAAGGTGGAGAGCATAAAAAACATGTTTACAGTAACTAACACAAAAACAACTAACAATTTACGAGATAGGTTCGCTGAAATAGTTTTAGGTTTTGAGATGCAACGAGAATGGGAGACCCAAGAAGAAATGGCCGCTTATTGCTATCAAGCGGCCGACGCAATGCTAGCTGCTCGGGAAAAACCAACCGAAGAAAAACCCAGCAAGCCAAAAGTCATAAACCTTAACGATAGCGTGCGTGTAAAACTGACGGATCACGGGCGCGCTGTGCATGCAAAAGACCATGCAGATTGCTGGGGGAGTGCAGGCGTAATCAGACCTTACACGCCACCAAAAGAAGACGCAGACGGCTGGAGCAAGTGGACGCTGTGGGTGCTTATGCAAACCTTTGGCCCCCACACGTACTTAGGTGGTAGACCTTGCTTTGAGGCGGATATTGAGGTGGTGGAATGAGCGCGCCAAAAGAAATTGTAGCCGCAACAATCGGCAGCCGCATTACTAACGATCGAGTCATGATCGCCGCCAACATCAACTATGTAAGCGACTGGATCGACCGCGAGCGTGCACAATTTATGGGATTGTTTGACCTCGGTGAAAAGTGGGAGGCACTAGCAAAAGCGCCGACCCTGTTTTGCATTGATCAAAACGGAAAGCCTGTGGAGGCAACAAAATGACTCACATCAAACATCACCTATCCGACCTAGCAGCCTACCTGCTAGGTATAACAGTAATAGCTGGATTGTGTTTAGCGGCGCTAGAGGTTTGTGTAAGGGGGGCGTGTGTATGAATGATGACATAGAAAAAATCTTATCTTTAGCAGATAAATACGCGTTGGAGTGCTATCTCTACGTGCTCTATAAAACTAAAAATGAAGACCTTAAATTACAAGCCAGAAAAGAATTACAAGATGAAATAGTTTCTATTTTTGCTCAGTACAAAGAAGACGCAGAAAAGTGGCGTGCCAACGTAGCGAAAACAAGAGTGGAGGATGTATGAGTATTCATGCAAATGATGTCCTCTTGGTGTTAAAAGCACTTAAAAAAAGTGCAAAAGCAAAAGATATTGCGGAGGTACTTGGTACTGATAGTCGTGCTGTCGCTACAGCCTTACGCAAACCAACTAATGATGGGCGAATTGCCTGCACTTTTAAGAGAAAACAGAACCTCTGTACGTATAGATTTATACGAGAAAAGGCGAAGAGCGCATGAGTATTGAAAAAAATTATGCCAATGATATTCATAAAAACTTGTTCATCAAAGAAATACTTAACGTTTGTAGAAAACATCAACTTTTTCTCGTAGGTTGTGAGTTTAATCATTTTGAAATTCACACCTTAAAAAATGAAAAAGATTTAATTGATTTAGAAAACGCAACAGATTGTACGGAGTACAAATAATGATCTGCAAATTTTGTGGCGGTGAAGTTACCTGGCGCGGTCCTTTAATTAATTTAATGTGCACAAAATGTCCAAGTTGTGGCGCAATTAACTGTGAATTGAAAGAGCCACCGGAAGATGAAGATGAAGATGAAGATGAAGATGAAGATGAAGAGGGGGAGGATGCATGAGAACCGAAATACAAATACTAGGCGAGTTTGTGGGCATGGTCTCAGCAGTCAGAGACGGCTACTACCCCTTTAACCCAGCCCGTGGTTACTCAGCGAGCGATCCTGAACTTTTTGATCCTGAAAATATAGATCATTTGCGTAGTTTTTACAGTCACACCATGGGCCTTTTAGATGCAGCCCCGGACGTGCTTTACGAAGCTTATTACGAGCTGCAAATGGCCAGGCTTAAGCCGCTTAAGAAAGTGACGTGTACCGAAAAACAGAGTTTTGTTACACGTTTAAAAAACATGTGTATGGCAACGACATGATCAAAAATACTTATTTAGTTTGGTGCCCCGCCTTAGGTGAAATTGAGACCGATGGTTATGAATATAAAAGCTGGGAACCAGAGGACGCAGTAAGGGCATGGGCCTTGGACGAAGTTATTAAAAATAAAAATTCTGACGAATATTTGGAAGATTTACAAAACGTAGTAGTAAAAGACTTAAAAACCAAAACACTGACATATTGGACAGTTCAGCCAGATTGGCAACCTGTTTATTACATTTCTCAGAATGCGCAGCAACATGAATAAACTCTACCAATTAAGCAGCCTATTTTGGCGCTGGCTGATAGGCTCTGAAGCCTTAAGCGTAGAGGAATTGATGCTAGCAAAAGAGGCAACGGTGAATGCTTATCACCGGGCAAAATGTAGCGGTGATAGGCGCATGTTAGCGCGGGAAATTGCGGAATTTGATAAGCAGATAAAGGGGTTGGTATGAATAAACCATGGCCACCAGAAGTATTGCCACCAGAAGTATTAGATTGCGCTAAGCGGCTTGCTAAAAGCTTGGGGTATAGGGATAGCCAAATTAGAGTAGTAGACGGGCAGGTAATGGTTTATTGCGGCGCAAATGGGTCTGATCCTGACCGCGATGACCTTTGCCGCTGGTTTTGGAACTTACTCGACCCCCGCGATCCTACTGTTTGGAGTGCGCTGATTGGGGAAGGGAAAGTAATGCTGCTGAGGTATTACTCATGGGATGATCAATACTCAGCGCAGACGTCCTTGCTTACAAGTAAGGCTGACTATCACTGGTACAAGCATCCCGGCATAGCCGTCTGCGAGGCTTACAACATGCTTAAGGGCAACCCACGCGGCAAAGCTAATCCTCCCCAGAAATTTAGCACCGAGGAAATATGCGGTTTTTTCGAAGTGCCAATCGAGATTTTGAGGTGAGTGTATGAATGCTAAGAAAAAGGCGCTAACACGCGGAGAGAAGGTCTGCGCATTTATTGAGACCTACTGCTTAGAGCCAGATAAGCTGGAGAAATTTCAACGTAAATTTCTCTTAGAGATTTACGACAATCCAGTTGGTACCCATACCGCAATGCTCAGTATTGCACGTAGACATGGGAAAACAGCGCTGATAACAGAAACAAAATCTCGTAAGCTTAAAGAACAGCTTGGGATGAGTGACTGGATAGATGCAAGCTTAGAAAAGCCGCCAAAGCTAACCACTGTATTGGTGCAATGCGAGGGGCTAGATCTTCCCGTGCTGGCTTATTGGGTCCCTGCGAATACGGTAGATCGTGGCTCTTTACAGCAGGATGATGTGGTGCACTCAGTTTATAGACCCTACCCCGAAGGATGGTACGCGGGGGAGTATGGAAAAACTGTACCCCTACCTTTAAACCACAAAGTAATCAGCTGGAAGTATGGACCGAGTTGGAGTAAAGAATGAGTGACGCTTGGCAGATCATCTATGACAACGACACCGGCGCTGAGGATGGTGGGTTTTGGGAGTGGTGGGACGTGACTGATGGTAATAGATCGTTTAGGTGTGACTCGGAAAACGATGCTAAATGGCTGCTGGAAAACCTAAGTAGGAGTAAAGAATGAAAAACGATTACCCCTCCCGCTGGGTACGCGCGGGCAAATATGAGCATATAGCAGGGATGACAGCCGAGGCAGTCAGCATCGCCCGACGCAAGGGTAAGCTGGTGGACGGCAAGCAGGTTAAGCTTGGCCCCGATGGCAATCTATGGGTCAACGTTCCGGAGATGGATCAATGGGTAGAGACGGCGGGAAAATCCAATGCCCACGCGGCGTAACAATCCGTGAGCATGCACATGCACAACGTGTCATTGTTGCGTTTACCTATCAGGGCATCGAATGCCGCGAAGTTACAGGGTTACCGGCAACACCAGCCGGGATAAAGGTTGCCGCAAATTTACGGGGTGAGATTATCCGCAAGATCGAAAACGGTGTATTTGTCTATTCAGACTATTTCCCGAACGGCTCAAAACTCAGTTTGTTTGGCAGGCCTGCTACTAAGATCACAGTAGGCGATTTACTCGATAAACAAACGTCCGCCTATCAAGCTGCCTTGCACAATGGGGCAATAAAACGTAGTACCTATAACGGCTACATCAAAGACATCCACCGGATGCGTAATGACTGGCAAAACGTATTAGTCAGCGATGCCACGCCTACTAAATTAAAAAACTGGATAAGCCTTTTAGGTCGCAGCCGTAAGGGCATCACTAACTTACTGACGCCGCTACATAGTGCTTTTGAGGATGCCCTTAATGACGGCTTAATTGAGTTTGACCCGTTTAGCCGTATCTCACTCAAAAAGCTATTACGTGACTATGCCAAGCGCAGCGTAGCGCCGGACATGCTGCCCTTTGACGCAATGGAGCGGGCGGCAATAAGCGCCAAAGCCGCGCCAGAAGAACGTGATTTACTAGAGTTTTGGTTTGCCACTGGCTTAAGGCCGGGCGAATTAATGGCCCTCGAGTGGGGACATATCGACTTTGTGCACAAAACCGCCAAGATAATACTTAACCTAGTCGACAAAGAGGAGACCGACCCTAAGACCGCTGCTGGTTTACGGGATGTGGATTTAAGTGATGTTGCCCTTAAAGCGCTGGCCAGCCAAAAACCACGTAGCTTTTTAGCGGGCGGGAAAGTCTGGCTACACACTAAGACTGGGCAGCCGTGGGCGCACCACCAACAATTACGGCGTAGCCTATGGGAGCCCTTGCTCAAACGGGCGGGGGTACTGTATAGACGACCCTATAACATTCGCCACACCTATGCAAGCGCACTACTCACCCAGGGTCAAAACCCGTGGTATGTTGGCCAGCAACTCGGTCATAATGACGTAGAGTGTGTGTATCGGGTGTACGGCAAATTTATCCGCCAGGACTACCTAAAACCGCGCTTAGTTGCGGTCCAAACCTAACGTAAATCGCACGCGCTCCCCGCAAACCCGCATGGATGCTCAATATAACCGGGGTTCGAATCCCGCCTTCTCCGCCATAATTTGCCTAGCTACACAATGGAGAGACGCCCATCACGGGCGTCTTTTACCGTCTAAAACCGTACCTGATTCGCACGTATTTCGCACGCGTTTTGGATAGGGAAATTTACATCTGATCCCCAAAAACAAGCCGGTCAATAGCGTTCGCCGGATTTACTTTGCCCACGAACTTAACGTTCTTGCCGTTTTCCCGCATGCCGTTCTTGCATATGTCGGCTAAAGGCGTTAGAATTATTCATGTTGATACCTTTTGATAGGGGTTGTTAACACTCAGCGCCTCAACTGTTTCAGCAGTCGGGGCGTTTTCTTTTGTGCTCATGCGGCTTCTCTTTCTTGACCTAATACCGGCAAGACTGTGGAAGACCACTTGATTTGAGTCACAGGTACACCGCTTCCATGCTTTTTACCTGTGTCGTAAATACGAGCAAACTCACGGCCAGCGTCTGTTACCTCCCAGACATCACCACGTTTCATTTGCATTCCAGCTTCAGCAAGAAGCAAGTTCAGCCCACGTGCGCTAGTTCCAATGCGCTTGCCTAGCTCAGTAGGAGTAAAAAAAGCGCTTTCCTGATTGGCCGCTTGCAAATGAGTTTGGCCTAAACCCTCTAAAAGGTTTACTTGCGATAAGTGCAACACTGCTTGATTGGCACTAATAGCTGCGGCATTACGGTCACACCCTAGTAAACGGGCAATGCGAAAGAACGGAGGAAAAGCCTTTGCTGCTTCGACAGTGATACGGAGGGGGGAGGCAGTTGATATCTGAGCGGTGTAGCTACCTGTTTTGCGAATTGAAGGCAAAACTTCATCAGTGACCCAGCGTTTGAAGCGTTTTGCGGCATCTTTAGTGCTACCCATGATTAATGCATATAAACCGGACTCGTTGACGAAACTGGCCAACTGACTACGACCGAGGCTATCGATGATGTCGCGTTTTGCGACGTCATCTGGATCCGCATGCTTGGCTATTGCAGCGCGCGGGTTTGCCAACTCCAAAGCGGCGCACACGTCGTTGGCATTAAACCAGGCTATCCCCCGGTCGTCAGTTACAACACGGAGTTCTGTATTTTCAAAGTTAAAGGGGACTATGTTATTCATACGCATGCTCCTTCACACTGCCCAGCTACTATTTGTCTAAGGCATGCCACAATTTGCCCGTTAAAAGTTCTCTCTTCTTGCTTAGCTAATTCATGTACTGCTTTGTGAAGCTCCGGAGGGATGCGCAAAGATGTTTTCACGTAATCTACTTGCTTTGTAATATTCATTATTTCTCCTTTGATTAAGTCACGGTGACCATACGGAAGAATAATAAGTCACCGTGGCAATTAATGCAAGTGGTTTTTTGCGGCACTGTGACGCTACAATTAAATCTATGGCGACTAAAACCTCAAACACCGGCCGAGAGTCGGATAAATTTACGCTTCGTTTCTCTGAAGGTATGCGGGAACAAATAAGAAAGGCCGCGGAATCAAACAATCGGACTATGAATGCCGAGATAGTGGAGCGCCTGCAGAAATCGTTTACGCAGCAAGTTGGGGCAGTAGGATTGCTCTCCTCTGAGTTCGGCCTCCCCACTTTGGAAGACCCTCGAGAAAATCCTGATTTATATCGACATGTAGTGCCTATTCCGGGGAAAACGTCACAAGAACAGCGGCAAGAAGAAAATCAAAAATACTTAGCAGCGGTGCACAGACTCCTGGAAACCACTTTAATTCCTCACGTCAAAACAATGCTAGAGGAATACAAAGAGCAGGAGCGGAATGAAAGAAAACGACTCATGGAGATAGCACTAGGCGGCGCTGAGCCTTTTAGCAAAACCAAAAAGCCTAAGGCTTAAGCCCCTGCACCACAGCCCGGCAAGCCAGCGCATCCGCCCTCCACGCCTGCAGATCAACAGCGCCTGCCCTGATTATCTCGGCCGGTTTGTCTTTAGGTAGACTTAAGCGCGTATCCAACGGGGTGAGCCCTAAGTCTGGCGGCTGGCAAGCAATAGGCACGGGTATTTGTACTACCTGCCCTGGTGTAGTGCAGCCAGTCAAGCAAAGCAAAGTCAATAGGGCTACTCTCATTTACTAAACTCCCTGGCTAGTGCATCCATGTCTTTTTGGCAATTGCCAGTGATAGGCACGGACGCGGCCCTTACCATTGCCACTTGCCCCTGCGCTTTAACCTGACTAGCTACACGCCCCGCTTGCTTGGCCCTAGCTACCTGCGCATCCCCCTCTACTTTTAAGCGTGCTATTGCTTGATTTTGGAGGGCAATGCCCGCGTTGCAGGTAGCCAGAGTTTGTGTGACAGTAGCCAAATCAGCCGTCTTAGAGTCGATAGTTTTACCCCGCTGCCAATACCCAAAAGCTAGCAGGCCATTGGTAGCCAGCAAGGCTGCGATTATGGGCAGCGCAATCGGGGCTAGCAGGCGGGATAGGAGGGTAAGCATTAGCTGTTAAATAGGTCGACTTCAGCGTCGCGGCGGCGTTTTAAGCCTCTTTCGACAGGCGAGCCCGGTGAGACCCAGCGTTCGAACTCTTTAGCCGCCCCGGCATAGTCGCCGTCATTAAGTTTTTGCAGCAAAGTGGAGGGCTCGCCAGACCTGAGTTTGATGATGCCGTTTCGACGTTTAGATCCGTAGCCTACGTTAAAGACAATCGACACCATCGCATCAAATTGGCCTTGCGTTAAATCAACCGTGACTGCCTCATTAACAATGGCTTCGCGGGCCTGTACATCCTTTACTAACCGTTCATCGGCTTGCTCCTGCGTCCACACTACCCCCTCATAAATATCCGGGCCGGTTGCGCCCCAGCCAATTGTCCAGGGGTCCCCGCCTGTCTTTTTGTCAGGGTAGGCTTCTAGCTCGCAGCTTTCAAACTCTTTGATTAGGTCTATCCCAGCTTGTGAAACTCTCATAAATTTCCTTCTCCATTTTTTGGCCGCATCGAATCAATAAAATCGACATCGGGGTGCCTGTAATCCAACCAATCAGGCTGCCTAATAAACTTTTTGTTTTCCACCGTCTGTACTCGAGTCTCGAGAGGTGGAACGTCCGGGAAAGCCGCGTCAAACTCTGTAAGTAGTGCCGCCATTTTGGCCTGCCAATCATCAGGCATTGAGTGCAGCAGGACTCTGGGCAGAGTCAGCCAGGTTGCCCGGCTTAACTCAAACCATT